AGGGAATAAAAAAGGCTGAGCTTCAATACCCTGTTTTAATATGCTTAAAAATATTGGATATGCCGCTTCTTCTGGAATACCTTTACGTCTGCACCAATCCCGAATAGCTTGCAAACCTTCCTTAAAAGTACTCTTTTTTGTCTTTTTCTGAAACTTAGTTGCGTAATCTGTAAACTCACTTGGAACTCTTACCTTTGTTCCTGTCCCAAATTCTACATAAGCGGAGTAAGGTTCAGTAGCTGTAACAGCCCAAGATATAACGTATTTACTATTTTCTCTTTGGTTAGGTTGTATACCACCTGCAAGCGTTCCTATGTTTTTAGGCGCATTCCTTTTAGCAATAGTAGCCAACTCCTGTGCATTGGCTTTGGTGGCAGCTTCAATCTTCTTGCGCTTACCCTCTAAATTACCTTTAAGGCGTTTAATTAATACGTTGGGGTCGTTTGTTTTCATCTCAAAGTAGCATACGCTACTAATTCAACATTCATTTCATTTTTATTCTGTACGCCTTGTAAAACATACTCCTTATCCTTATACCTAAAGAAAGTATCTTCCAAATCAATACCCAGGCGATAACGCAACTCAAATATAACCGTGTTCATAGGCTCGGTTAAGCCTGCTTCGGTTGCTCTACGTGCTGCATTGGTTATTACGTTCATCCAAACGGTTTTCTGTAGTTCTGTTGTATTGGTATAACCACCAAAACCATCAGGCACCTGAATAGTTTTCCAAATCTCTACACGCTTGTTATATTTTCGGGATAGTTTAGGCATTAGTCTTTTATAAACCACATTGATACAGGCCAAGTTAAAACCTGAAATAAATCTTTTACTTTTCCAAAATCTCTACCCGAAAGCAAACCCATAAAAAAAGCTGCTGCCAAATAAAAAAATATAGATAATATTATTAATAATGTTTCCATATCTATACAAACCTCCTATAAACATCAATTTGCTGCTTCAATAACTCAGGCATCCCGTTGTTATCGATTTTCTTTTCATTCTGGTAATACCAATAGTCTATAATCTGTAAAGCCACCTGTTTAAAAGTACCTGGCACGGATTCTACTGTCTCATATCCTACATTAAGAGTGAGTTCACCTGCTTCTGTTAGATAATACCGTGTACGACTCGAAAACCTGCAATCTGTGTAATCCGTTGGGGATTGCACTGTATTAATAGGATAGTCGTAAACCTCTAAACCTTCAATACCTACATAATAAGTCACGTCACGTGCATACATTATGTGATTAGTGCGCTTCTCGAGAAACTCAAAGGCAGCTTTAATCATTCCTGTAATAAGCGGGTCATCTGCGGTTAAATCATCATCTAACTTTAGATAATTCTTTGCTTCTGCAAGCGATATAATGGATAGGTAGGACATTAAACAGAGGTATTAAATATATTTACATCATCTAATGCGGACTTCTCAACTTTTACAATGCCTAAAATCTTTAACGCGTTTTCGCCTAAGGCATCCAAATGCCGTTTCTCAGCTTTGCGTAAAATTTCTTTGTTGTATTCTGTATTTATCCACATAATTTTACTTCTTACTTTTACTTTCCGTTTCAGGAGCCGCGTTCTTATCTTCTTTTTTAGCTGGAGCCTTGCGCTCTTTTTTCTCAGGTGCTTTCTCGGCCTGTCCTGTCTTTACAAAGTAATTTGCACGCCAATCGTTAATATTGTACGTTTCTCCTTTTTTATAAGTTCCACCCGGGCTGTCTTTTAGAAATTTGATTTTCATTGTGATAATGTTTTTGTTTATCAAATATAACAAAAAAACCCCTTACCACAATAGCAAGGGGAAAAATAGATAAATATAGAAATAATGAAAAAATCAGGGTCTGTAAATATACAAAATTTTTATTCAGGCACTGCCAAATCTAAGTCGATAAATGCATCTGGGTAATAGATAGCAAGTGCCGCTCTTTCCTCAACTCGTACAGTAATCATATTCTTACGTACGTTATCCGCATCTTGTTCAAAGAATCTAATTTCAGGACTCATTCTAGTAATGAATTGAGCCGCGTTAGAATCTCCTACTAAGGCTTTACCTTGCGCTACTTCGGTAGTAGTTACAACGGTTAATCCTGCGATAGTTAAACGCCCGTTTACATATCCTACAGAACCAGGTGGTAAATCATATTCACCTGAACCGCCTGCCTTGTTAAGTGCAATCTCTACGGCATCTCTAGGGTGTAATACAACCATATTAGGGTTATAATGACCTGTTACCAATTGACCGTAAGCTGCATCTACAATTCTTTCAACTGCAATAGTCCAAGGAGTTGTACGCTCTACGTAGTCGGCTGCATTTGGAATAAGACCTGTAAGATTTGGAGCTGTACCATTACCGTTAAGTATTTGGTTGTTTTCAGCGTGGTAAAGTCCTTGTGGTCCAATAAGCAATTGAGTCTGTAAGAAGCTAGCTAAATAAGAAACATCGTCTAACATTTCTCTTGGCACTCTTACGATACCCGCTAACCATTGTACTTTATTAGTTACAGAATCGAAATCGAAATCAACTAAAGGCTTATCTGCTCTAGTTCCGGCTGCATCATTCCAAGGGGCTACCGCACCTTCACCGCCTGTATGACGTGGATAAGTGATATTAGCTGCATTGGTAGAGCCCGAAGGTAATACGTTACGCATCCAAATTTGCTCATTAGGCAATGATAATGGAGTTTGTCTGTATTCAGTAGTAGCGATAGTTTGAGCATCTCCACTAAAGTTAGCAGCATAAGACATATCTCCAACGGCTTTCATTTCCATTGTGTAATCAATCTTACCAGACCCCATTTCCTTAAGCTTGCTAAGGTCGTCTGTCTTTTCTTGGATAGACTCCCCTAAAACATCTTTAAAGGATTTTGTTTCCTGTCCTCTATGCCCGCCTTTCTGTAGTTTCATATCCAGTTTATCAGCGTGATCTTGAACTACTTTTATGTCAGATTTGAACTTTTCTTTAAGCTCATTAATTTCTTTTTCAAAGGCTTCTTTAGATGCTTTCTTTTCCGCTTCTAATTCCTCTTTGTATTTAGCTTCAAAGGACTTGATTTCCGATTGAATCTGCTCTTTCGATTTAGACTCAAAGCCGGACTTCATTTCCGCTAATGCTTTTTCTAATTCTTCGTTCATCTTAATTTAGATTTTGAGTGAATGATTTTATTGTTTGTATTAGCGGCTCGGCATCAGTATGTACAGTGTCTTTAGACGGCTGCTCTTTTGCTTCGAGTGCTTGTTTTACTGCAAATTCTTTAGACATTTCCATAAGCTCCTTCACTGCAATCTCCAATAAAGAGAATGTTTCATCAGTAAAAGTTCCGTTTCTAAATGCCTTTATAAATGTTTTATATTCCTTATTTAAGTCATCTTCGGTCTTAATACGCGATTTAAACCCTGTAAATGGTGTATCTCCGTTAGCACCAAGCGTTACATTACTTCCTTCCCAAAGATAAAGTTCCTTCAATATCCTTGCACCTCTTGCCTTATCAAAATAGGATTGAGTAGTATTAAACCCTATTGAATGCTCCTTTAAAACTCCTGCTGCATAAAGCTTAACCATATCCTCTGAATATGATACACCTTTTACAATAGGGTTACTCACGAATCTAAGTCCTGTATTATCCTCTTCTAACTCATCGAAAAAACCGTGCGGTTGCTTCCATTCGTGTTGATTAAGAAAGTAAATAGAATCCTTGCGTTCTTTTATAGATTTAGCATAAGCACCTTTTTCTATAATATCGCCATCGTGATCTTTATTATCAAAGCGAGAAAGATAGCCTGAAATCCTTAGACTATCGGTGTCTACGTCTGTAACGTATCCAACATTTTCTTTCTTTTCTATAAATGCATTCATATTGTAAAAATAGGTTAAAGTGAAAGTAAGGGCAAAAAAAGTAAATGTATGTATGGCTATATAAACATAATATACTATATTAGCAGTATGGAAAATGAAATTTGGAAAGACATACCAGGATACGAGGGATTGTACCAAGCATCTAATTTAGGTAGGATAAAAAACCTACACAGGAAAGCCAAGCATCCTAAGGGCGGGTATAGAACTGTTAGAGAGAGAATATTGAAGTTATACTATAATAAAGCTGGATATCAAGTTGTAAAGCTATCTGTAAATAATAAAAAACCATTACAAAGAGTACATAGGCTTGTGGCTTTTACCTTTATAGATAAACCTAAAGGAAAGGATTATATTAATCATAAGAACGAAATAAAAGATGATAATAGAGTTGAGAATTTAGAATGGTGTACTATTAAATATAATTCTAGCTACGGTACAGTTAAGGATAGATTAAGAAAAAAGAATATTAATATGAAAGTTATTTCTAAGCCTATTTTAGCTATTAAGAATAATATCACAGTATATTTCTCTTCTATGATGGAAGCTCATAGAAGCGGATTTCATAGGGTTAATATTTATAGAGCTATTAAAAATAATAATGAATACAAAAATTACAAATGGGAATATGACACAAGATCAAGCAATTAAGGAAATCATTAGTAAACCTAAGTATTACATAGGAGTAATGCCTCAGGGTACGGCTGCAAGTTTTGTGCGCTCTTGGCGTGCGGGTTCGGCTAAAAAAGAAACAATAAGGAAGTTTTTAAACAGATTTGGATATACAATTAAAAAAGAAGAGCAATGGGAGCGAAAGTAATATTTAATACCAATATATGGGGTTGCCTAATACTATCAAGTCTTTCAGATAATAATTTTTTCGTGTGGTTCTGGATCGTATTAGCTTTAATAAATTTAGTAATGTTATTAATATCTTATAAAAAGAAACTATGAAAACAACCGAATACAAAGACGCTGCTAAAAAGCTGCTATTAATAATCGCAATTATATTAATTTACAGCTGCGATTCAAAACCGCCAACAGTAGATCGATATACGTATTATTTTTTCGACAAGAGTAACAACGAATCATTCGAGTTTAAACACCAATTTTCAAGCAAAAAAAGTTCGCTTCCTAATGGTGATCTAATCACTTTCGAAATAAACGATTCAATTCTATATTTAGATACTCAGGTAGCTAATGAATGGATATTCTATAATGATTCCACCTATTATTCTGGGCAAACCATAGAATTAGAATTAACCGAAGATAAAGAACAGTTTTTAATAGTTAAATATTGATTTATGAAAAAACCAACATTAGAAGAAGTAAGGGAGTATTTTAAGGATGCGAAGGTGGTTAAATGCGTAGGAGACAATAATGAATTCGACGTTACTAAATTTAACAGCCTTATAGATGCAGGTACTGAATATCATTTTGGTAAAGAGAATTTTAATGATGAGGATAACGATGAATTTGTTACTCTTTGGAATGAATGGTATGGCTACGCCAAAATATTAGAATATAAAAACCAATATAAGAAAATGAGAAAAGTAATTAGATTAGACCAACCGAAAGAAGAAAAACAGCTTAAGCCTATTGAGCTTACTCATTATCAAGATGAAAGTGGTTGGCATCCAACAGTAAACTCACTAGATATTTATAATAAAATATTTTATTTAGGTAGATGTAAATTAGACGGCGACAAATTCGCATGCTTTATATATGGCGAGATAAGGATACTTAAAGGACACCTAAACGACGGAGTTTATTAGTTAATTAAAAATATAAAAGATGAATACAGAAAAAACATTATGGACTTGGCAAGATTTAAAAGATTTTGCAAACGAATTAAACGACGAGCAATTAACAATGCCTGTAAGATGGTGGGGTAATGAAAGAGGAGGTGAAATGGGGAGAGCGCATATATTAAAAGAAGATTACGTAAATGAATCTGGTGATGGATGTGAACCTATTTCAGCTTATGAAGATGAACCGGATTACGAAGAAATATAAGTGGTATTTAAAAAAGGAACCCCTATTATTGAAGAAAGTTTTTAGTATACCTATGCATACTATCAACCCTCACTATTAATTTAGTGGGGGTTTTTATTTAAACACCAAATTACCGTTTGAATCTCGCTTAGGAACAAATCCCACACTACACCTGCAATTAATAATATTTCCTGCACGTCCATTTATATCCCCCGGATACATCAAATACTCAGCACCCGTTTTACCTGGCACAATAAACTCCTGATATTGTTCTACACGAACCCCATCCATAACCCTATGGTTAAAACTATCTCTTGGGGTTCGTCTTACCCTTTCATCTTCGGCTGTTATCCATTCCTTTTGCATTTCAACTCCCGTATCGTCCGCGGATTGTATAGCCCCAAAATTAGCCGCCGCGGTTGTTTCAGTTCGCGCTATTCTTAACGCCTGCCACCTGTAGAAATTACGACCATCAGTTAATTTAGTCATATCGGTTGCAATCTGGCTAATAGTGCGACCCTCCTGTAATCTTTTACTAACCTCGCCTACTAATAAATCTGCTAATGTTTGAGTTACCGATGTTATTCGAGTTGGTGCAATACGCTCTACAAATGCACTAACCGCATTCCTAAATATTTCGGTAAATCGTGGTAGCGAGAAGTCCTTTTGTTCGCGGTCTATTTCTTTTTGAATTTCACGTCCTATTCTTTTACCGTGTAATAATCCTATTTGAAAGTAAATATCGAAATAAGCTTGTTTAATCGGGTCTTGTGATATGTTTAACCGAATAGCCGCTTCATAAGTTCCGGGCGTTATATTTTCCCAATTCACGTTAATACTGTCCCTGATGGCTTTACGAATAATACGGTAAGCCTTCTTTTCATAGTTGGAGTGGTATTTTTTGAATTGTGCGGAGGTCATAATTTATTGTCTGGAACATATGTTATAAGACTTCCGCAATCGTCACAAATTCTATTTGTAACACTCCTATCGTGCTTACATATTTTTTTAAGCTCTTCTTTTCTTACCAATCTACGAATATAGTTTATTTCTTTTTGTAGGTTTTTAGTATTACCTTCATTGTTGAACTGCCATATATTACATAGACTGTTTCTTATTTCTTCTATCAATTTATCTTTCATATCTATCTATTTTTACTCATTTTGATTCACACTCTCATTAATAGCCCCTCTAAAAGCAGCATCAAACTCATTATCTAGTAAAGCGTTTTCAAGGGTTTTAATACTTTTACCTACTGTAATAACGTCCATTTCATCGTTCTTGCTCTCTGGATATTTAAGGCATAACCTGTATTCGTTTCGTGTTATTACACCATCATTAAGAGCAACGGTTAACCAGTCTACAAGCTTCTTCATATCGTCCTGCATCTCTGGAAGCTCTGAATAATCAAACTCTAATACTGCGTTTTCGTAACCTTTGAACTTCTGTATAAAGTTCTTATTAAAAGCTTCTGAAAATATGTTGAGGTCAGGAATAATATTATCCATCATTAGCTGTTTTCTAATCTCGGAAATAGTACCACCATAATCACCCCTTGCATCGTTGTTAAGTAGAAGATCGCTCCATCCTAAAAGGTTCGCTATTACTTTTCTATCCCAAGTAAGGAAGTCGAATGGTTTTAATTCGTCTGTGTTGAGGGATATTCGGGTGAACCCTATCTTGGCACTTGTCCCAGCAATCTTAGATAGTCTCTTACTGGACTTATCCATCTCGATTAATCTTCCCTTAAGATCTGCGGCTTGTTCAGGTGTAAGCGGGGTTTGTCCGTCTGCTGCGTGGAAGAACCCAAACGCTCCGCCATTCTTCATTGTTTTAACGTTAAGCCTACTTGCTTCGTTACTACTTTCCAAGTTCTTAAACCCTGCTTGTAATGCACCTATACCGTATAAGTGAGATCCATTCAAATCAAAGTTAGGGTTTGGCGTTTTGATATGTATAATTTCTTCTGGCTGAAACTTAATATATTGATTGCCCTCGACTAACATATAATAATCGATAGGACTTTCAAATGGATATAATAAATCGGCTCCGTTCTTTAATACGATTTGCATCATATGTGCCGGCAAAGTGTATATTTGTTGCGGTTCGCCTGCATTTAGTCCGCTTTCAGGCATCATCTTATATGCATAGTAGTTCCCCGTTAGCTTATAAAATATCTTAAACAGCTTTATTAATTCGTTCCAACTCTCCAACGGATTAGGCCTATCGATAGGCATCGGCAATAAGTTATCGTCGTAACTTTCTACCTCTAATAATCTTGCTTTAAATTGTTGTTGCGGTGTGTAGCTGTGTTTAGTAGCTAATCTTAAATGATCTAAAGCCATTCTTTTCTGTTCATCCTTAACTGTCTTAACATATCTTGGAATTGAAGCCGTTTTGGTAGCCTGCTGATCCATGATAGCCTTAACATCGGGATTCTGCATAAACCCCTCGATAATAGGCACTCGCCTATCTTTCCAATCGTAGCTGACAGTATGGCCTCCAAAAAACTTAAAGAAGGCTTCATTGAATTTATTCCCGTCGAATGGGTCTTTTGATGTATTTAAAGCGTTGTATATTGCTGCCATTAGTAGTTGTATTTTTTGCACATCGCTTTAAATTGGGGTTTATTAGCATAGTATTGCTTTGCTATATCTATATGTTCTTTAGGTAGGTTTGCCCATTTATCAGTAAACCAAAGGGTAATCCAAAACCAAACGTTATCTAAAAACCAATTCCATTTAGGTATAGAATACCAAATTGTTATAGGAATACCGAATAACATAGTTACAGCCCATAACTTTAAAGCGTCCCATTTTTCTATATGATGCTCTGCCATATTGAGAAATAGTAAGAACGAATTAATTACTAAGTATAATATAATCCCTATGTAAATCCAAATCATTTGCTCGCTGTTTGTTCAAAGATAATAATTAAATCGTATCAATATATAATTTTAGCCAATTTACTAAATCCCTATAATTATATTCTGTAAACTTATTGCGTTGGTTGTCGTTGTATTTATTACCAAAAAGGCTATGAGAAATACCCATAGCCTTACTTGCTTTAACCCCGTTAATACCTAAATCGGTTAGTATTTTTAATGTGGATTGGTGATGGTTCATTTATTTAGTTTTTAACTTTCTCTTTCAACTGCACTATAACCACCAAAAGAATACCCTTTTATTTTATCATATTCATCTTCCCAATTTTCAGATACATTTTCTTCAAATCTTGATTTTTGAATCGGAGTGCCGTAATAAAAATAGTTGTATTTTTTCATAATTATAAAATGATATTTGTTAATTGTTCTTTTGCTTCTCTTTGCTCCCAGTTAACGGTAGATAAATTACTTGCGTAATGTTTTAAGTTGCTATAAAGGTCATTTTTTATAAACCAAGCTTTAACCTTCTCTAATCTTAAAGCTATTTCGTTAGCCTCTTCAACAGCTTCTTCGTAATAATCTTCCATTTCTTCTCTACCGTTATACATTATCTCATTGTATTTGCAAACGATGAATCTATCTACTAATGCGAATCCTTTTGATGTAATTTCTTGAGTAGTCATATCTATTTGTTTTTATTTATACTGCTAATATACAACGCTTCTACATTGTGTGCAAATAAAAACATACTAATAAGTAAACTTTAACATTTAGAACGAAAATACCTCAGGCTCTCCTTGTAACATTAGCTCTGTTAAGCCCCAAACTAAACTATCTACACGGTCAGGGCTATTTTTTAATTCGCTTGTAAATACGCACATTTGAGCTTCTAATTTGGAATGATACCCAACGTGAAACACCTTGCCTTGCTCATATAAACTATAAACAGGCTCAGCACGTACAAACTTACCTTTAGTCGCTGTAACAAGCTTAACCCTATATTTTTGGCTTTTACCCCTTATAACAGCTTCTACCATATCCCCTCCTTGGTTCTTTTCAGCTACAATACAATCGGCATCCCATTTCTCGGCTAACTTAATGGCTATGCTTGCCCATTGATCGGGGCTATATTGCCCGCTCTCATCGTCCAAAACAAATGCGTGACCTTGCGGGCTTTTCCCTGTTACCGTTATGCCTGTTTCATCGCTATCGGCGTTATTACTAATGGCTGGGTCAATATTAACCGTTACCCGTTGTAATGGCGGACATACCTTAACTCGTTGGCGTTCTATTATAACTTCGTCCCATAATTCCCCAGCTGCACCATCAACAAACTGTGCATATATCTCTTGTTGCACCATTTGCGGGTTCATTCGTTGCATCTCATCTTCCAATTCCTTAACATCGTTTTGACTTAAGAAAGGATTGTCGTAGCTTGAATACTGGAATAAATCAAATGCCGGGTCATTATCTTTAGCCCGTTTGTATAGTGAAAAGTATCGGTGTTCTTTCCCTTCTTTGGTTTCTTTCCCCTTTGGAGTACCGATAGCAAACAGCTTACTTCCCGGGCTATCCATAAGCATTGGAAGTACTGCATTAGTGTATAGATAATCGTTTTTAAGTATTATCCCTGCTTCGTTGAGGATTATAACATCATAACCAAAACCCTCCCAGTTTTCCGGGCGGTCAGCACTCCTGAAGTCAATATAACCGCCTGACATATCTAAGGATAAAACTTTCTTTTGTGTACTCCATGAGTATTCTATTTCAGCTGCGTTTAATTCAGGTTTGAAATACCGTTCTACATACCTATCGATATTCCCAGATATAGTATCACCCCAAAGAATATGTTTGCCTTCTAATAGAAATTCAATAGCACCGTTAGCAGCACCTTTAGTTTTCCCCCAACGTCTACCACAAGGGACAATTATAAACCTAGCATCTGGCTTATGATTGAATAAGAAGTTTATTTGGTTTTCGGTGTACTGGAGGTCAAGACGCATAGACTATTTTTTTATAGTCCGTACTATTTCGAGTTTGCCTTTGTGCTCAGTCTTTTGATCTATGTAAGACTGGTTAAGTCGTTTCCTTTCTTCGTCTGAACCGATAAGCTTATACAGTCCCATTTGCAAAGAAGCGTTTTCCGAATCTTTCCACTTCTTACGCATTGCCACCTTAGCTGAGGATTTATTTTTTCTCAAAAGTTCCTTAAAGTAGTTTAATTCGTCGGAATCAACTTTAAAGTGATCGTAAAAAGTAGCTTTGTTTATGCCGAGTAAAGCAACAACATCCTCTATAAAGTAGAGTTCATCTGTCTCTATGTATTTAACTGCTAAATTATATAGTTCCTCGGTGTTATAAGCCATGCCACAAATATATTAAATCTTACTGTTATAATACTCTTCTAAGCTGAAATTTTCCAAAAGTATATCGTGCGGAATGTTTTCTAACGCCTTCTTAATAGCTTTTAAATCCCGTTTCCTGCACTTAATAATAGCGTTGTAAGATTGATCTGTATTTGATTTTTGTATTCTTTTTTCTAGTTTGGTTATCATAATTTTTCTATTTTATATATTTTATCTTTGTAATCATGATATAATTTTGCAAATGTATTGTCGTCTAGGTATTTTATAATAACTATCCAGTGTGATTTAAGGTTTTTTCCGATCCATTTTTCTGTGTTTGGAACTTTCTCTACACCTGAAACTCTGTAAGGTCTACCTTGCGGACTGGTGTAGGTTGTATTTGGGTCTGAATTAAACATAGGTTTCTATAATTTGCAAAAATTCCTCTTCAGTTCGGCATAAGTGATATTTAAACCCCAAACTTTCTACCCTGGCCTGAAATTCTTTCTGACTTTTAGACTGCCTACCCGAAGAACCGTTTTTAAGCTCTATAAACAGCGTTTTATTTTCAAGCAATACAATTAGGTCTGAAACTCCTGAAAGTACGCCTAAACTTCTTGCAATAGCCCCCCCAATAGAATTTCCTGTTAAGTGGTCAATGAGTTTAGATACTAGGCTTTTTATCCTATTTGGGTTAGTAAGGTTTTTTAGTACCTCATAGCAAATACCTTTAATGACTTTTACTGAAATGTTGGAACCCTCGTTTCTTACTGAGAATATAACGTATCTAGGCTTATGATGTTTTAAGCAATATTTGTTTGTGAAATTTTTTACAATGCGGCTTTGCAATGCTTCCTCAGTCTTTTGTTTCATAATATTTCCAATTTTGTTTAGATATTACTAATCCTGCTAGATACTTACCCATAGTTCCTTTAGGTATTTTTGTGTCTTCCAACACATCATTAAGGCATTCATATATTTTGCCTGTTTCGGTATTTATTATTTTACTTCCAGTTTTTCTAAGCTTATCTATGGTGCTTTTTGAATGTTTTTTACCAAAAAAATGATGTTTATCACCAAATTTCCCGTACATATTATTCTTTTCGCCAATCTGATTTTCGCTCATTATTTTTTTAGATTCATCACTATGATTTTTACCTAACCATACTTTTCTTTTGGCTTCTCTTTGCTCATCGGATAGATTAAATTTTTTACCTTTCATTTTTAAACTATGACCTCTTCTTTGTTTTTCAGATATTGTTTTACCTCTATGGGCGTCACCAATTTTCTTTTTTGTTTCTTCAGATAACTTAAAGCCACTTCTATAACCTCCATTCTTTTTTCTTTGACTAATCATATATTCAATTTGCTCTTTAGTCCTTTTAGTACCTAGCATTGAATGTGCTATTAATCTTATGTTGAATAAGTTTTTATTATTATCAATATAAAACTGTTCTAAATGTATTAAATGCTTCTTGTTTTTACAGGTGTCTATTATTTCAAACTTTAAAGTATTAAAACCGTATTTATTCACATAGTTCTGTAGTTTGCCATTACTATGCGAACCTTTTAATAAATGATATTTGTGTTGATTATATCTTGAATTATAATAAACAGAGCTACCTATGTAAATTTTTTCAGAATGTAATGCTGAAATCTTATATATAACATTATATCTTTTCATAAATAAAAAAACCCCTGTTATCTGAGGTCGCAGTCTCGTCAAACAAGGGTTTTATTAAATTTCTTATTCGTAGCTGCGACTCTACATCTACAAATATACTTAAAAGAAATCAAATATTAATACGGTCGGTTGGTTTTTTCATAACTTATTGTTTTTCAGTTTTGTAACCTTGTAACGTAACTTTTAGTGTTTTCACTCTGAATTATTTTTTATAAAAATAAAAATGCGCTTTAA